CTCCACCAATGGCCAGTCCAGTTTCGACTCCAGGTTTCCGGCATAGCCGATGATCCCCCGGAAATTGCCGGGCGCTACTAACTGCTCCCGCAGGTCAGCCACCTCTGCCGCATCCGGTGCGCCGGTGAAATCCACGCCATTGGCCACCACCTGCGCTCTCGTGGGGCTGAGTCTGCCGATGCTCTGCAGCGTGTGCCGGCAGTTGTAAAGGCCCATGTCGGCCAGATCCAGGATGGCGCGGTAGTGCTCCGTGAGCTCTGTCTTCCGCTCGGCGGATGTGTTGGGCCATGCCCTGTGATCGTCTACCACGTCGGCGATCACGTAGTCCGTGGGCAGTGCTGCGGCGATCCGCTCGGCGTGGCGATAGTACGGGTAAATCCAGAGCCCCACCCTGGCGCCGGGGAAACGCGCCAGGGCCTGCTCCACCAGCCCTTGGCAGTACCGCTCAATGAAGTCGCCCTGTTCAGCCACGCTGAGCCCTGCAGGCATCACCGGCGTTCTGATGGCCAGCTTGCCTTTGTCCAGCAGCCCGATCTTTTTGCGCTGCGCGTAGCGGTGCAACAGCCTGTGGTGACGGTTCTGGCTGTGCTCCAGCTTGCGCAGGTCCAGCGTGCTAAGCGGTTTCTCCACCAACAGCACCTGGTCCACGTCATCGCGGCTGGCCAGGTACTTTGCCACCATGTCCACCCTTCGGCCGAACACTCCAGCGTCGTTCTGCTTCCAGAGCATCAGGATGATCCGCCGGCCAGGCTCGGGCAGCCCGATCAATGATCTGGCGGCGTAACTGATCGCTCGGCGGCTGGGCTGGGATAGGAGGTGGCGCATGGTGGTAGCTCCAGAGGCATAGGACAGGTGCTGGTGCGCGAGGCGCTGATTCACCTCCCGATCGGCAGCGCTCAGTGGCTGCAGCTGGCGGATCGCGTCGGGCAGTTCGGCGGGCGACTCCACAAACGAAATCCCCCGAAACCCCCAGTCCGCCAGCATCTGCAGCGGCGGGGTAGGTGTGGCGATCAACCTGATGCCGGCCGCCAGCGCGTCGCAGGCCTTGGCCGGCAGCTGATACCGGCTGGCCTCGCGGGACTGGTCCTGCAGCAGCACCGCCGCATCAGCTAGCGCGAGGCAGGCGGGCATAGCCGCGAATGCCACGCTGTCGATCATCGCGGCCTGGTCGCCGGCTGCGCGGGTGATGTCGTTCACAATCCCTCGGTCGGGAATGCGGCCGATGAATGCCGCGCCAGCACCTGGCACCTGGGCCACGGCCTGGGCGATGGCGGTGAGGCCCTTGTGCCGCTGCGGCGTGCCTAGAAACATCACCAGCGGGGTGCAGCGGCGGCGGATCTCCAGCAGCTCAGCGGGCGGATCAGCCTGCGGCGACTGGAACGCCTCCAGGTCGCGCAGGTGGGCAATAATCTCCCCGCCGTGCAGTGCCTGCAGCTCGGAGTTGCAGGTGATGATGTGATCGGAGGCCTTGGTGAGCTGCTGTGCCGCCAGCGTCCAGAACGGCGAGTAGGGGGCCTCGCCAAGCCGCTCGGGGAATTGCTGCTGCAGCGCCAGCGGCGAGAGCGGGGCATCGTTCGGATCGATGAACGCCAACTCGTGATCATCGATGTCAACGATCAGCCGGGCGCCGTTGCGCTCAGCGATGGCAATGCCCAGCAGCACTGACGGCAGCCGGGCTTTGCAGGCGATCACCACGTCTGCATCGGTGGCCGCGGCGACGCGGCGGCAGCGATGAATCAGCGCTGAGACGGTTTTGGGCTCAGGGATCACAGTGATCGGCTCACCCCGCAGCGGCGGCCACACCTCACGGCCTAGGTGGGAGAACCCGAAGGCGATCAGCTGGACCTCAGAGAATGCCAGCGCGGCGGCACGGGCGATCAGATGGGCCCGCCCGATGCAGTTGTGGTGAGCGTCCCACCCAATGACGATGCAGCGAGTCATGGCGTTGGGGTGGGTAGTGGCAGGGCGTAATGGGGGAGGGAAAAAGAGTGAGTCAAAATGCCTTCGCCTGGCTCACCCAGCACCCAACATGGCTTGAGAAGAGAAGATCCTTTAATCAAGAACCAACACCTCCCCTCCGCATCACACCACCCTTCCCGCTCCCAAGGCCGCTCTGCCACGGGCACGGGCTCGATGGTGGGGCTGGCGTAGCGGGTGAGAATCTCTGCGCGATTGAGCGATGCCACCACCTCTTCAATGGGCATCATCACTCCGTCGCGCAGAATTGCCGCACCGTCTCCGCAAACGCCTTCAGACCATTGCGGTATGCCCTCATCCGTCACCCCCTCCGGCTCAGGCTGGGCCAGGGTGCGGCGAAAAAGAGGTTCTTCAGTCCATCCACGAGCTTTCTCGTCCTCCGAAAGCGACATTTCTGAGGCTTCGGTGTAGTTGCCCTGTCTGTGGAGGTACGCCGCCGGCTCAATCTCCGGCTCGGGCTGGGATAGGGCGGTGCGGGCGCGATCGGTGGCGATGACGGCGCGGGCGAAAGCGGCCACGTCGTACTGCTGCGTTTCGTCGCTCCACGTAGCCAGCCACAGGGCGTCCAGCTCGGCCGTGGTCAGCCCCTCCGGCTCGGGCTGGGACAGGGCGGTGCGGGTCTGCGATAGATGCTCGCGGCACTCCATCAGGGCGACGGGATCGCAGCAGTCATGATCAACGCAGTCAATCAAGTAACAGACATCTTCAATTAGCTCGGCGCATGTCTTACGCCAATCGGTGGGCTTAGTCATTGGTGCTCTCTAGTGGTGGCAGTAATTTCACAGCGCCTCCCTCTCCGGCTCGGACTGGGCCAGGGTGGTGCGGGCGCGGGCAACCAGTTCAGATTCGTGACCTTCATACAGCGATGTGCGGCCATTGAGCGCATCAGCCAGCTCCGCACACAACGCTCTGTAATCAGTGCTCATCGTTCATCTACAGTGTGTGTGAATCCATCCAGCCAGTCCGCCACTGAACTGGACCCGCCGTGGCGCTCCCGAAGGATCTGCGTCAGCTCAGCAGCGACGCTGCGGGCGACGGCGGTGCAGGTCTGGCACGGCTCAGGGCACCGCGCCGGCATGGGGCAGGCGGCCAGGGATAACCGGGTGGAGGGTGTTGGTGGGCGCCGGGCCTGCTCACTGGTGACAGGCGCGGTGGCGATCCGGGCCAGGGCCTGCTGGGTGGGGGTGGTGAGGGTGATCATTGCGGGGTGGGGTTGTGGATGCGGTCGTTCACGATCCGCCGGAGCAGATCGTTCATCCCCTCGCCAGGGCGGAGCTGGCGGCGGAGGGCCTCGACCTCGGGGAGGGTGAGGACGATGGAGAGGCGGCGGGTTTCCATGGTTAGGGGGCCTCCAGGTCAAAGAGGGATGCAGCGCTGCCCTCGGCCTGCTCCAGAAACTTGGCAGCCTGGCGTGCGTACTCGGGCTTCAGTTCAATGCCCACGTACTTCCGGCCCATCTTCACGGCTTGATAGCCAGTGCTGCCGATGCCGTTGAATGGATCCATAACCACGTCGCCAGGGTTGCTGTAGAGGGTGATGCATCGTTCGATGGTGTCGAGCTGTAGCGGGCAGATGTGCCGCTCATCCTGATCACCACGGGCCTGCCGGCCGTTGAGCACGTTGGTCTGGTTGACGCGCATCCACACCGGGCTGGCCAGCTCCTGCCACATGCTCACCGGCAGATCTTCTGGGTCGTGCGTGATCGGGTCAGGGTTCGGCTCATCCTTGCGAAAGAAAAGCATGTAATCAGGCATCCCCACCCTGCTGCGGCTGCTGTCTTTCTTGAGTTGCTTGTAGAGCAGACCCAACGCCTTAGTCCGCTGCATCTCGATCACTGGATCTTTCCAGATGGTGCAGCGTGCGTGATACACCCACCCGGCGTCCTGGTGGGCGCGGATCAGATCACCGCCGAAATCATGCAAGCCGATGAATCCATCCTTGCTTTTGCGAGCTGGCAGGTCGGAGCAGTGAACGCACACAACGCGGCCAGGCTTGAGCACTCGAAACAACGCACGGCTGAAATAGGCGTAGTGCTCCATAAACTCAGCATGGCTGCCGCAGTTGCCCATGTCGCGCTCGCTGTCGCTGTAGACGAACAGATCAGAAAACGGCGGGGAGAATACTGCCAGATCGACGATGCCTTCGGGCATGCCATTCATCACTTCGATGCAGTCGGCCACATAGACGGCCCAGTTGTCGCCTTGGTAATCTGGTTTCATTGAAGGAATGCGGGGAGTGATACTTTCGCGGTGCGTGTGTATGCTCGCTTCATTGCTTGCTGCTGGTACCCGTTCATCGCTTCGGCCATTGCACGCTTCATGCGGGCGTGATCTGCTGCCTTGCGTTGCACGTTGTTCCAGATGCTGGTCTCCGTGTCGCTGATGATCACGTGGCAGGTGACGGGCTTGGCCTGCCCAAACCGCCACGCACGCCGCACTGCCTGGTAGTGCTGCTCATAGCTGTGGCTGACGCTGGCGAAAATCACGGTATTGGCGTGCTGCCAGTTCAGGCCTAGGCCGGCGAGCTTCGGCTTGCTCACGATCACCCGGCGATCACCAAACGTGAATGCATCCAAGGCGGCCACCTTCTCATCAAGGCTCATGGAGCCGTACACCTCGATCGCGTCGGGAATGGATGCAGCCAGTGCCGATGATTCGTCGTTGGTCTCGCACCACACAATCACTGGATCTGCGGTGCTGTTGGCCAGCTCCGCAGCCCGCGCCACCCGATCATCCATGGTGAGACGCTTCTCGCGGTGGATGGTGGTGGCGCTGCCATCGGGGATCCTGAACAGCATCCCGTTCGGCACGTCCTGGGTGATGTCCGCGGCGATGGTGTGCAGCTCGTAGTTGAGCGGCGGCAGAATAAATCCTTCGTCATCACCACCAAGATCAGATGGCAGCGTTGCGGTGCGGGACCAGCTGCTCACCCATCGCCAGAAGTCAGCCTGAGCATGGCCCTTCAGTCGCCAATCCTGGCTAGCGGTGCTGGTGTCATTGATGAACCAGCGGCAGAGCATCTCCATGCTGCCTAGGTGACCGAGGAACTCGGAGTGGTTGCCCAGCTCCATGTGATCGTTCGGCGCTGGCGTAGCAGTGGCCGCGAGCCGATAGGGCGTTTCGCTGAACGCCTCGCACAGCATCCGTTTCGTGGGCCCAGTGAAGGACTTGAGGATGCTGGATTCGTCGAGAACCACGCCGCCGAACACGGAACAGTCGAGCTTTGGCAGCCGTTCGTAGTTGGCGATATTCACGCCAGGGCCAACGTCCGACTGCTCCCGCACAATGCGGGCCTCAATGCCGATTGCTGCGCACTCCCGCACCATCTGCCGGGCGACCGCCAGTGGGGTGAGGATCAGCGAGGGCCGACCACTGGCAGCGGCAAACTCAGCAGCAGCGGCGGCCTCCACGCGGGACTTGCCCAGTCCGGTGTCGAGGAACGCAGCCGATCGGCCTTTCTCGCAGGCGAACTGCAGGGTTGCTTGTTGATGAGGGAACAGATCCCATTGGCTTTGCGGCTGGAATCCATAGGACTGGGCGGCAGTGCCCTTGGATGCGATGAACTCGCGGTAACGCTGCAGGGTGTGCTGAGTCACTCCCCCTCCCCCACCAGCCGCTCACACAGCGCCCACCACAGCGACGTGGCCAGGGTGGCGGTGCCGACGATGACCAGCACGGCGATGATCTCGACCATGCCGGCGAGGATGCAGAGGGTCATGGGGACACCTCCATCACCATCCGCCGCAGCGCCCGCAGCACAACCGCCGTAGACGATTCCCTGAGCATCTCCAGCTGGTGGTCGATCAGCGCAACCACCCGGCCGCGCATCAGCTCCTGGCCCTGGGATAGAGCAGCCTGCAGCGCTGGGGATTCGTGCAGCGCCTCGGTGGCACGGGCGACGGCGGCCTGTTCGGCGGCGAGGGCCTCGCGGTCGGCCTCGAATTGGGCCAGCAGGGTGTCGAACTGCTGGCGGATGGTGTCGAGTGACGGGGGCGGCGCGCAGGGCGCCTGATAGTGGCCCATTGGTACATGGCGAGTGGTCTCCACCACCCTACCGCAACGGTTCCCCATTTGCACCCATCAGCAGCCAGATTCGTCATCCCATGGGCTGCCTGCCACCTGCCAGCGGCCTTTCATGGTGCGCTGGTGGCCGCCAAGAAAGCTCTGCATCGTTGCCCGAGGGATTCCCTGGCGCTCCGCCCATTGCCACCTGCCGCGGATCGTGACGCGAATGACTCGTCCGCGCTGAAGATCGCGCAGCCTCCACGCCGGCTCGGCGTCTGGACACGGCTGGTCATCCTCGCAACGCTTGACCCACCAAACCCAGTTCCCGCCGGTGTTGCTGATCCGCTCGCGCCTGATCAATCCCATCGCCTCCAGCTTGGTCAGCGACCGATTCAGGGATGCGCGATCGGTGCCTAGCTGCTGGGCCATCTCGCTGAGGTCAGCCCACCAGCTAGGGCACAGCTGCTCTAGCTGCACCATCGTCAGCAGCAGTTCACAGCGC